GTGGGATCGGCGTTTTTCTCCGCAATATCCTGAAAGAGCACGGATGTGACCTACGCTCGCAAGAGCGTAATCAACGTCTAGCTCAGAAAGGGAGCGCGGATAATTCGCTTGCAACCGTTGACTTAAGCTCGGCGAGTGACAGTATATCTGACGAAGTTGTCAGGTACCTGCTACCGACCGAGTGGTATGACCTTCTGTCGGCTTGCCGCAGTCGGATGTATCGTCACGGTTCGATCTGGAAGACCTATCACAAGCATTCATCAATGGGGAATGGTTACACGTTTGAGTTAGAAACTCTAATGTTCTTAACTATCTCCTTGAGTGTGTGCCAAGAGCTCGATCTTCCACGTAACAACGTGAGCGTTTACGGAGACGATATAATCATCCCGTCTGGCGCCTACAGTTGTCTGGTGGAGATTCTTGCCGTGGCAGGTTTTTCTACGAATATTGAAAAGACATTCCACGACGGACCCTTTCGGGAAAGTTGTGGAAAGGATTTTTTCAATGGCATCAACGTCCGACCGTTCTTCGTACGCGAGGAGCTCACATCGATTCCAGCCGTTTATCGGTTGGCTAATAACCTCCGTCGGTATTGCGCTATGCGCAATGCTGATATGGGTCTCGATGCTCGTTTCAAGCGTGCTTGGAAACGTCTATTCTTCGCTGTCGACGCTCAGTATCGTCATCGTATCCCCGAAGGGTACGGAGACGACGGGTTCGTCGGCGCATTTGACGAGTGTGCCCCCAAGGTCGAAACCTATAGGGACAAGCACCGTCAACGAATTCTATTCAGAACCGCTGGAATAAAATTCGTTCCCCGTAAAGGGAAGAAGAATAGTAGCTGCCTTTCGGTAGCTAGCGCGTTGTACGAGATGGATCAGAAGGAATGGTCTCCCTTCGATTTTCTCGGCGGCGGTGTGACTCCCGTAGTACAAATGGGTAGTCGATTGGTCATCGATTACCTGTGGGATAACGCCCCGTGGATCATAGCCGTCCTTGACCGTACTGAGTACGGTTTCAAGGAGACTGGATCCTGGTACGAGAGGACCATTCGGTTTACTGAACGGCCTGCCGTAGGGGGATCGGGGTAACCACCCGTCTCTTTTATCGTGGTAGTCCACGGGGAGTGGGGT